TGCGCCAATTTGGACTTTTGGGTTGCTCAACAGGGTGCTGGTTGCCATGTGGTTTCTACTCCTTAGGTTTGGTTTTTACTTTAGATGGTTTTGGTGCTTTGTCGGTGGATTGTCTAATAAACCCGCCAGCCAACAAATGATCTACGTTTTCGTCACCAGCATCAAATTCGTCACCTGGTGTTCCTAGACGTGGGGAAATGATCACATATTTCATGCTGTTTGTGCCTGTTGCATCACGGTCAATTCATAGCATGGCAACATCACGCCACCAATGTCAACGGTGGTTGGACGGCCAGCTGTGACGGATCCAACGCCTGCCAAAACGCCTGCGGTGAGGTTCAGCAGGTTTCGCATTGCGTCAAGGTTTGCTGGCCCCATTGAAATGATCTGTACAGGCCAACTGATTTTGACGATGTTGTAGTTCCATGCTTCGAATGAGCAGGCCCCAATGAACGCGCATGGCGGTACAAGGTTTCGGGGATCTGTGACCACTTGCAAACCTGTGATGGTTTCCAATTTGGTTTTCAGATCGTCCAGCGCCTCATTGAACAGGTCTGAGTATGCAACAGGCATCAAGCCACCTGCGGGCGTGAAATACCTAGCAACTGTTTGATGATTGGGGACAGGCCTGTGGTTGGTGCTGTGCCCATTTCGCTGAATGATGCAAACACATCAATTGATCCGCGTTGACGGTACAGCGCGCCACCATATTGGATTGTCCCCAGCGTCACGTCACCAGATGGGCTGGTTGTGAGGCTGTCAACATAGCCCGCCTCTTGCCGTCTGCGATAACAGAAAGCGTTTGCAGCGCTGGCACATTGCGTTAGAAATGTGGTATCCGCGACGGTAGCTGTGCCAATGCCTAACCAATCCTCAATGTTTGTTGCCGTGATCCATGTGCAAACAGGGTTGTATGCAATGGTTCCTGACGATGCTACGCGGTCAACACCGCTGGCTGTTTTGGCGTATAGCACTTGATTTTCAATTGGTACATTGAAATCAAATAGCAAATCACCTTCATTGTCAACACCTGTGAACAGATATTGAGGCAGCGCATAAACGGAATAGGTACCGTTGAACGTTGCATCAACACCTGCCACGGTGATTGACTGGCCAACCGCAATTTCATTGGGGGTGAGTAATTGCAGGACCGCGTAGTTGTCAACCAGATATTTGTTGGTGACTGTGTAAGTAGCCATTGGCGGTTAGGCCGCCTTTCGACTAAGCGACAGTTACGGATTGAACGAAACGTGATCCTGCGGTTGCGTCTGTTGCGTCCTGAAAGAACGTTGCAAAGTAACCGTAGTAAGCAAACGTGCGACCCAACAAATCTGGGTTGTCAACTGACATGATGCCCTTGACCTGTTCGTAAAATTCTACGGCTGGGGCATGAACTACTAGGAAGGTTCCCGCGCTCAAATTGCCGTCCACCAGTATTTCCAGACCCATTGGGTTCATTCCTGACCATGATGCAGCTGAACCTGCACCCAACGTGTTCTGACCGATAAGGCCAGGTGCGCCGATTGCTGGGAACAATGGGCGCTTGTCTGCGTCCAACTGGCTTCCCAATTTTTGCCAAACATCGACTGACACAACAAGATGGGTTGCAAACAAGTTGGTGCTGTTGCTGATGTTGTATGCACAACCATAAAGCGCGTTCATCAACCCAGTTGGGTCACCAGTTGTTACTGTCCATGTGAAACCGCTGGTTTGTTTTGCTGCGTTGATTGCGGTGCAAGCAAGCGTGTCGGTGGCCTTCATGTACTGCCCAGAAAGATCTGTGAGGATCGTATTCATTGCTTCGGGGCTGGTCATGTCCATGTCCTGTTGGGAGATAAATACCGACCCGGCTACGGTGCTTTTTGTAACCGAATTCGCGCTGAGCGTCATTTTCTGACTTTCAACCTGTGCGCCTTCAGTCTGCGTTGCAGCAGATGTGTGTTGGGTAATGATCGGACGAATGAATGTCTTTTGTGGTGCAGCTGGCATTGCGCGAACACCAATTCCCGACACAAGAGGTCTGATGAAGTTGTAGTTTTGGAAAACAGGTCCCAAAACGATGTTGCTGAGCAAACCAGCGGTATCTGTGGTGAGGTCTTGCGCGCTTGCCGCCTGCAATGCTGATTGCTTTTTTGCAGCTTGTACTTTGACAGCTTCGTTTACTTTGCGGAATGTTTCGCCACCGATGTGGTATGCAGCCATGTATTCGCCTGGTGTTGGCATTGCAAATTCACGTTTTGGTTCTGCAAACAATGGTGCTGTTGGAATTGTTGCTTCAACTGGTGCTACTGGTTCGGACATTTCTGTTTCCTTTTCAATTGGTTCCTGTGTTTCAGTATTGCTGATTTCCTCTGGCTCTTGGTGGATACTTGCAGCCACTTGTGAGATGTTAGCCATGTCCCCAAATGCGCCGATTGGAACCAGGCTTAGTTCCTGCCATTCTGCTGCTTCGATGATCATGGTGCCTGCCTCATCGTAAGAAAATTTGGTGGGGTTTATTCCCACGCTGACTTGGTCAATTGTGCCGTCTTGGGCCATGATCAAAAAATCATTTCCCATTGATGTGGCGCTAATTTTGGCGCTGAACATCATGCCTTGTTCGGTGTCCACGCGTTCGGTGACTACGCCAATTGGCATGTCTGCCCTGTGAAATCCAAACAGACGGGGTGCCTTGCCCTCAACAGGCAGGGATCCTGGGCGGAAAATAACGGCGGTTCCGTCACTCACTACGGCTGGCACGTTATAGGGAACGGCTGTTCCGCTAATGGTGCGGCGCGGTGTTTCACCCGCGGCCGCATCAACGGTGAATTCACCTGCAATTAGTTTGATCATGAGTTTGCCAATCTTTCCTGTGTGTTTTCCTCAACAACGGTTGTGCTGTCGTCCATTTTGTCTGCCATATAGTTTTCGGTCAAGTATTCGTCTGCGTCAAACATGACTGATGTTCCTTTTGGCAAAATGTTGTCCATTGAAAGCGCGCCTGCAATTGCGTCAGCGTAGAGCTTGACACCAAAAATGAACAGGTCAGCGCGGGCCTGTTGGCTTGACTGGTAGGAATATGAACCTGTTGAAACGCCAACCAAATATGGTGGAACGTTTGCCAATCGCGCGCACTCTAAAGCCTGATAGTTAGCTGCTTCGATCAACAGCATTTTGTCTGGTGTTGCAGCGGTTTCGGTGTAGGTCAAATACTGGTTGAGCGCGGCGGTTTGGTTTGTGGCGCGCGCTGCATTGAATTGTTGTGCAAGATCTGAAAGTTCCTGTGCGCTTAGTGGTTCGCTGTTTTCTGTTTGACGCAATATGCCAGCGGGAATGCTCGATGACGCGTTTCGGTTTCGCGCTGCTTCAAGTTTCAATGCGGTATCAATTGCACCTGGCGCTGAATAAATCAATCCTTGTGCTGGTGAAAGCATTTGCACCAAGTTGTTTGGGTCTAGTTCACCGCCAGCAAAAAAAACTTGTTTTGATGGTGCAAAAAAAACGGGGCCTGACTGATCGAGCGTGTTCACAGCGCCCGCTGGGATCCGCGTGAAGGAAGCAGGCCTGCCGTCACTTTCATTTCTGCTGGTGATGTACCAAAATGCGCGTCCGTAAAACAGCAGATCGTCAAGTGTCCACGCCATGATGTGTTGATATGGCAATTGTGGATCTGGTCGGCGTAACCATGAACGTGGTGCCAAAAAAACTTTTTCCATTTCATCGCCGTTCCAGCGTTCTGTGTACATTTTCAACGGCATTGCGCCGATCACAGATTTGAAAAGATCCACCGCCCTATTGATGGCAGGGACAGCCACCGCGCGGTTTCTGTCAAAACCTTCCGTGTAGGCGTAATAGTTGCCGATCATTCCAGCACCAGAAACGCCGTTTGAATACGCGCTACCTGCAACAGCAGGCTCACCTACATGTGTTGAAATTGCGGCCTGTTTGGTGCGCGAAAAAATAGCCATAGGTCAAGCATTACACACATTGGGTTGTTGTTGGTGACACCAGGCTATGCGAAACCCGACAGAAGGCGAAGGCCAGCCTGGTGCCGTTTTCATATTAGCCATTTGAAACAACCATCATGGGTTTGCCACCTGTCTTTGGTTTGCTAGTTAGAGCTGCTGCAAATACTGCTAGGCGCGCTAATTCGATAGGGCCACTTGAACGTTGTGATGAAAGCGCTATGGATCCCTGTGACCTGACGGCAACGGCGCGCCCGATATGTTCAGCCAGCATGGTTTCACCTGTGTGAACCAATAGTTTTTGGCGGATCATTTGGCGAACGGGATCTGTCCATTTCAAAATTTCGCCGTAGCCCACGATCACTTTTTTGCGTTCTAAATGCAACGGCCAATGCAGATCAATGGACGGGGTGATAGCAAATTTGATTGCAGGGTTTTGGTTTAGTCGTTCAACGTGTTCCATGACTTGCGCGTAGGTGTCCACCATAAATTCAACGGTGACCGCGGTGCGTCCGTCTGGTAGAGCTACGGCGCGCAAACCAAAATAGCGTGTTTCGTCCACGCTGTTTTCAATGGCCACGGTCCCACCGTCAGGAATGTCACCATCGAATTTGAGTGATTGCCACAGGCCTGGTGTTAGCCAACCCTGATCTGATGCCACCCATAGGTTGCATGAGGCGCGCAAAAATTGGGTGCGGTCTGGGTTTTCGCTTTCCGCTGTGATGGTTTCCATTGTCAACGTGTGGCCCAATGCTGGGTTTCCCCACGCCCATGCGCCTGATGCTGGGTTCATTGGATCCAAATGCGGCGGTGGTGACCATTCCGCAAAATATAGGTTTCCTGTTTTTCCTTGATCAATCATTCGAAGGCCTTGCTCACGCCATTTCAACATGGCCCGTGAATTTTCTGTGCCAGCGGTTGACCACATGGAAAGCAACGGCGATTTTTGAGCGCGCATAGCAGGCAATAATCCACCGTCAATTGCTTCACCTATGTCCCAAATTTCGTCAGCCACGATCAGGTTCGGGCTGGTGCCGTGACCAACGGACGGCCCAGCAGCGCGCACAATCCAACGGGAACCATCAGGCATCGTGACGCTATTGCGCCCGTAAGAATGTGAAACCTTTGCACCAAATTTGGCTTCAAGGAT